CTACAGACCCAATCACTAAGGCACGTATAGCTGACCCTAAGAAAGAGGGCAAGGTAAGTCCTCAGGGTACTACTATGATAACATCATGGCCAGCGTTAAGAGAGGCATATAATAGAGGAGAATTAACTTCAGACGTCCTTAAAGGGGCACCAAAAGATATCGTCTCATTCATGAAGGGAGAGACTGATATACTTTCTGAAAAATATGCAGAGCCTGAGTATAACATAAACCCAGACACTCAGGATATCGCCACATACAGGAGTATAGGAGACCCAGACTCAAAAGTGGGAGACGTATACACCAAAAACGATGAAGATGCAGGGAAGAGAAATTTAAGTTGGTTTAGATATGACCCTGATAACCCTGCAAATAGGGGCATGATATCACGCAAGAAATCAAAAATGAAGTCATATGGACAAAAGCTTCAGGACTACATACAGGGAGATTCGAGAGGAGGTGGAGGTTCAGGTTATGAAATGGTAGGCGACTACAGTGAGGAAGAGCTGGCTGGACTGTATCCAGACCTTCAGGTAGGTGGAGATGTGGGTATGAGCGACTTCTCTCAATCTGTCTACAGGCCTAGCAAGAAGCAGATCGCTGAGCAGAAAAAACGTAATCCAGGTCCAGGGCCACAGCCACCTCGTGATGAAAAGAGAATTAAGGAATTTATAGATGAAGGCCCAGTTCGTATGAAGCTTAGAAAGGCCGAGCTACCTATGGGTGATAAAAGATCTTTAGTGGGAGATATAGAGAGAGGCGAGTACTCTGACCCCGACAAGCCATTCGTTGAATTTAAAAAAGGCGGTAGGCAGCAAGACTATAGAGACCTTACAGGTAAGAGAGGTAGAAAGGCAAGGAGACAAAATAGAGGTCAAAACATTAGGGCTCTCTTTGATAGAAACGCACTTGGAGGTCAAGAGAAGTCTAAGAGGGAGTTTGGTCGTTTCGAAAACCTAGGTGAGAAGCGTAAGTATAGAAAGGAAGAGAGGCTTGCCAAGTCAACATACGGGCGTGGTCTTGAGGATATGACTGGAGGAGAGCTTGAGGCTAGAAAGGATCTACTTAAATCTAGAAAGCGTGAGCAGATGTCTCCATTTAAAAGAGATGATGAAGGAAAAATTACAGGTGTTAACAGACCTCAATTATTTAAAAATATAGCCGCAAATCAGCAGGCTAGAAAAGAGATCAGAGACATCAATCGTGCACAGAAATATAGTAAGATGGTTGGAGGGTCAGACATCTACTCTGTGTCAGACAGGGTGAGTAAGGGTATGGTATCAGACAAGCAGAAGCAGTCTGGACCTAAGTACTTCACCCCAGAGAGGATGCAGAACTTTAGATCGTCCAAGGACAACCCTTTAAACAGGAACTCTATAGCTGGATTTTTTAATCAAAACAAAACTTCATAACAAAGATTCCCACCTATATGGTGGGTTTTTTGTATATTTGAACAAATTTAATTAAATGATAGTAAAAGAGGTACACCTTGGCGACAGCGGCCAAGATAAACTAAGAGCTGGAATCAAAAAAATTGCTGGTGCTGTAAAGAGCACACTCGGAGCTAGGGGACGTACTGTCCTTATAGAGTCAGAGAACCATGTCGGTGGAATCACGGTCACCAAGGACGGTGTGACTGTAGCCAAGTCTATAAACCTTTACGACCCGACTGAAAATCTGGCAGTCGTTATGATGCGTCAGGCCGCTGAGAAGACTGCCACGATGGCAGGGGACGGCACCACTACATCCATAGTACTTGCAGAGGCCATCATCGATGCCGCAGAGCAGTACATCGACGGAGATACGAATGTCACGGAGGTTATCAGGAAGATCAACGAGATCACCCAGCGTATCGATGCACACCTCAAGAAGAAGAGCAAGAAGGTCAGCGGACGCAGGCTGAAGGATGTGGCCACGATATCTGCCAACAATGACAGGAAGACTGGCGAGTTGATCGCTGGTGCATTTGAGGAGGTTGAGATGGTGACGGTGGAGAACAGCATGAACTCGGAGACATATGTCGACATCATAAAGGGTATGCGTATCGAGCGTGGTTACACGTCAAAGTACTTCGTCACAGACCAGAAGAAGCAGGAGTGTGTTATGGACAACCCGTATGTATTGATCACGGACCACGAGATAAGCAACCTTGCAAACATAGAAAATATACTGAAGCCTATCGTGGCACAGGGTAAGTCCCTGTTGATCATCGGTGAGCTGAGTCAAAACGTACTTAACACATTGAATGTCAATGCATTACAGGGCAAGATAAAGGTGTGTAACATACTACCACCATCATTTGGGTACAGGCAGAAGGAGCTTTTGGAGGACCTGGCTGTCGCTCTCGGAGGAACATACTTCTCTGACGACACTGGTGACGACCTGTCTGTGATACAGATGGGAGACCTCGGTAGGGCTGCAAAGATAGTTGTCAGCAGGGACATGGCCGTGGTCATGCATTCCGAGAATATGGAGCAGACGATACAGGACCATGTAGACATACTAAAGAAGGTGATATGGACGACCGAGAAGAAGGAGGACAGGGACTTCTTGAACGAGAGGATAGCAAACCTATCTGGTGGTGTTGGAGTTATACATGTCGGTGCACTTACAGACATAGAGCAGAAGGAGAAGAGGGACAGGATAGATGACGCAGTGTGTGCCGTAAAGGCAGCCATAGAGGGGGGTATACTTCCTGGGGGTGGTATAGCACTACTAAACTGCCTATCTTTGGTTCAGGGCACTGACACCGCAAGCAAGATCATGAGGGCTGCACTTTTGGCACCGTTCAATCAGATACTTGAGAATGCTGGCAAGAACAGTATGTCTGTGATGTCAGACATAGATGGTGATGGTGTAGGTTACGATGTCAAGAACGAGGTGATGGGCAACATGCTCAAGATGGGAATCATAGACCCTGCCAATGTGACAAGGAATGCACTCAGCAATGCAGTGTCTGTCGCAACTACGATCATGAGCACAAGTTCAATAGTAACAAATGTAAGAGACAATGGAAGTTCTAAATAAGTTTATAATACTAGAGAGGGTGTACGAGAAGAAGACCAGCAGTAGCGGTCTTATAATGAGCGACGAAGACACCAATGAGATGCGTTACCACAAGGGTAATGTTAAGGACGTTGGCTTCAATGTTCTTGGAATAGCGGCTGGAGACAGCGTGATATTCGATAGGGTGTCTGCCCATGACGTGATGATCGGTGACGATAGGTTTACCATCATTCAAGAGAAGGACGTTGCTTGCGTTCTTTAAGATCTTTATTTGCATCCTTCACCGCTATAGAGAGTGTCTTGTGAGTGAAGGGTGCGTTAGCTTTAAATATCTTGTTCCTTCTTGACGACTCTGGCAGTGGGTCAAATCCTAGTAGCTTTCTGTATATGTTTGCTATCATCTTCTTACCCTTCTGAGAGACCTCATACAGAAGTGACTCTCCCCATCGTCTCTCTCTAAACTTTCTTATAAATCCATCTCTAAGCAGCCTATCGAATCGATACCTGTCCCAGGACATGTGGTTTGCGTACCTGTCGAAGTTCTTTCTACTGAACAGTCTCTCTGAGTATAGGAAGAACAGCATGTCGAGATCCGACGATGACTTTAGGTCGTAGTTTATGACTGCCCACTTTCGTATCACACTCCAGTGCTTCATGAAGTCATACTTCTCCTCCCTGTAGAATAGTATCTTGTCCTTCCTTGTGAATCTCTTTCTCTTTATCTTTGGAATCATTTTATTATATTTGTATTTAGACAAATATACTGATTTATGCCTAAAGACGCATGCTACAAGAAGGTTAAGAGGAGATATAAAGTCTTTCCGTCTGCGAGAGCATCCCAGGCTATAGCTAAGTGTAGGAAGAAGAAGGGCAAGGTTAAGAAGTCATCCAAGGGTGCTAGCCTTAAGAGATGGGAGAAGGAGAAATGGGTAGACACACGTACAGGAAAGGCGTGTGGTGCAGGTAAGAAGAACGAGTACTGCAGGCCTACAAAAAGGGTGTCATCAAAGACCCCTAAGACGAAGGGAGAGATGTCCAAGTCTGAGCTTAGGAGAAAGAAGGCTGAGAAGTCTAGGGTAGGTATGGGTAGACGGGTTAAGTCAGTAAAAAGAAAATAATTATGCCTACAGTAAAGTTTAAATGTCCAGATTCGGGCAAGGAGATGATCAAGAAGTTCCCGTACAATGCGGTTGGGAAGGTTAAGCTTGATCAGTTTATGAGAGACCCAAGAAATAAGGGTGCTAAGATTGTAAAGAAGGATAATCCTGGTTACGGTCAGGAGATGACAAGCACAAGCTATTGATATGGCAAAGAGGGTAGACAAGAGTAAGATGGCCTGCAACAAGCCTAGGTCATCCACAAGGCCTGGCAAGAAGAAGATGGTCAAGGCGTGCGAGGGCGGCAAGGAGAAGATCATACACTTCGGTGCGAAGGGTTACGGTCACAACTACTCTGCTGCTGCACGGAAGTCTTTCAAGGCTAGACACAAGTGCGGTACCGCTACCTCTAAGCTTACTGCAAGATATTGGGCCTGCAAAAACCTGTGGGCTGGAAAGGGTGGATCTACAAAGAGCTCACCAAAGGGTAGAAAAGGAAAGTATTAGATATGATAAAGATAAAGAGACACAAGGGTTTGGGAGACACGGTGGAGGCTATGACACGGCTCACGGGTATCCAACAGATCGTCAAGGCTGGAGCTAAGGCGTTCAATCAGCCATGCGGTTGTGATGAGCGTAAGAAGAAACTAAATGATTTATTTCCTTATGGGAAAAAGTAAGACATCAAGGTACTATGCCGAGAATCCTGAGGCTGCAGAGAAGCGTAGGAAGTATCAGCGTAAGCTCAATAAGACTGAGAAGCAGAAGAAGTATCGTGCTGAGCACACGAAGGAACGTCGTCGTCGAGGTATCGATGGAAAGGGCGGCAAGGATGTCAGTAAGAAAAAAAATGGTAAATTTGTACTTGAGCACCCCTACAGGAACAGAGCTAGGAATGGTGCGGATGGAAAAAGTACTAAAAAATAATACTATCTTTGTATTAAATAAAAGAAAAAAATGGCAACACCATCGAATAACGAACAATTTGTAGGCATTGACGCCTCGCAGGACTTAAGGGAAAAGTCATCAGGATTAACAAACAGTAAGAGACAGATATATACCTATGCTGATTTAATGGGCGGTTCAATAGGTGCTACAACTTTAGAAGCAGGTACAGCAGGAAAATTTGCTGGGGTAAGTAAGTTAGGTGTTACCTATAATGTAGGAGGGGTTGAGTATGATGCTTACAACTTAAAATGTATTGCACCATTAAGACCTGAGACAGATGTTCACGTTATAGCTATCGGATCTATTGAGGTAGGTAATGGAAATATTTTCTTCATAAACAACAGAAACAATGTTGAGGCTGTAGATTTTGGAGTGACTAACGGTGGGTACACTAATACCCCAATCACTCAAGGAGCTATGGTTAATGATGATACTACACAAATTGCTCGCCCTTTAAATGGATTGTTCTATGTTAACCAATTAAATGTACCCCTGTTTCCTGTAGAGTTTAATGCTATGTATATTATAGCAACAGACTCTGCAGTATTTGAGTGCGATGCGTATGTAGATATGGATTTTATTTGCGAAAAAGACACAACTGTAGAATTTACAATAGCTTAAAAAAAAGAAATGGAACAAAGATTATTTACGGTAACAGACGATAAAGGCACAAAGCTTCAACCAATACAGGCAACATACTCTGTTGAATATAAGTATGAAGGGGAAGCTGAAGCCGTTAAGGTTAAGGAAGGCGATGTAAAAAGAGGTGCTGTAGTAGGAGAGAAGTTTCCTGAAGTAGATTCTGAAAAAGTCTTAGAGTATTCTGAGATTGTTGTAACAACTAAAGACAATGTTGGAGGTTGGGATGCTTACTCAGGAAAGACTCAGCGTTTCGAATCCAAGATACCAAGTGAAAAAGAAAACCCTAATTTAAAAGTTGAGCTTCCTTTCAAGGGGGTTCGTAATCCAAGTAAACAAGAGAAACTCGATGCAATGGAGTCTGCACGACAAGCCATTGTTGCAAGGCTTTCATCAAAATAAAAAAAATGGCATACCAAAAATTACAAGCAAGCAGAGCTGCATCAGTAACACCAAGCGACACGGCAGAGATCCCTTACGTTGGTGGGGGTGCTAAAAAATGGCCGTGCACATTATATGTAGGAGATGTCACTTCAGGTACAAACCTAAAGGTCAAGACCGCTGGAGGTGATGAAGTTACATTCAAAGGTGTTGTGGCTGGGACATTCATACCTGTACAGGTTGTTCAAGTTTTCTCTACAGGTACAGACGTAGATGAGATTATAGCACTGTGGTAGTATGGCAATACAAAACTCCATCTCTAATGCTATAAAGGGATCCATCATAAATGGAGGGGGACCTCCTGCTTTTTTAGATAATAAATCATTTGAATTTGACGGAACTACTTCATATTTTGATGGTAATTCTGTTACATACACAGAATTAGATGGAGCTACAAAAGCAGCTTTTAGTTTTTGGATAAAACCTACGTCATCTACGTTTAGAACAATTTTTGCTGTAGGCACAACTGCTACAGCTGGTGAAGCTCAAATACTTTGCTTTGCAGATGCTTCAAATAGAATAAGAGTTAATATAACAGATACTACAAATACTATGAGTACTGATATAGACGCTCTTCAACCTAATTATTGGAATCACGTATTTATTGCTATTAATTTTTCAGGGCCTTCTGGTATTTATATAGATGGAATTAATAAAACTAATACAGTAAATATAGGAGGATTAAGTGCTTTTGCTACTTCAAAAGGAGATTTTTATTTAGGAGAAGATTCTAATAGCTATCAAGGTAAATTTTTAGGATTAATAAATGAGTTTGCATTATGGTCAGGTGGAGATTATATAAATAGTTTTGGAATTTTATTTAATGAAGGACTCCCTAGAGATCTTAATAATCTTCCTTTAAATTCAATTGGACAAGCTACTCCTCCTCCTACTACTTGGTTTAGATGCGGAGAAAGCTCTACATGGGATGGCAGCAAATGGACTATGGCTGATGTAAATGGAGGATACAATTTACAAAGTATAGGAATAGCAGGTCCTCCTACACAACCTTCTTCAGATGTTCCTTTATATAATAACAAGTCATTTGTTTTTGATGGAATAAGTGACCGAATAATTATGGGTAATGTTTTAAATTTAGCAGACGATGGTAGTGACCCATTTTCTATTAGTTTTTGGGTTAAATCACAAAATGGGAGTGGTGTTCAAAGATTTGTTTCTAAAATAACGGGAAGTTCTGATGGTTATGGAATTTATCAAAATGGTAGTATTATTTATATGTTAATTGGTAGTTATCTCAATAATTGCATTTTTAATAGTTATAATTTTGTTCCATTAAATAATAATACTTGGCATCATCTTGTTTGGACTTACGATGGCTCTCAAGATGCAAGTGGTATGAAATTACATATTAATGGTGGAACAAATGTTTTAACGGGGGGTCTAACAAATTTACCAATAAATAATGTAGTTACAACGGCAGAATTTAGGATTGGTAGTAACCAAAATGGGAAAATGGATGAAGTGTCATATTTTAACTTTGCGTTAACTCAAGAAAATATTACGTCTATATATAATAATGGGATTCCAAATAACATAAGTTCATTAAATCCTTTGGGTTGGTGGAGAATAGGTGAAGATGCTTTATATAATTCTGGTACAGGATTATGGTCATTCCCAGATAATGGAAGTGGAGGAAATAATGGTTCAAACTTAACATTCCCAGAATCTGCAAGAGTTTCTGATGTACCAACATAAATAAAAAGATATGCATATATACCCACAAGATTGGAAATACGCAATAGTTAATTCTACAGATTTAGCTAATATAGACTTTAAAGAATGTTATCCAAAAGGTGCAGAAGCTTTAAGATATAATCTTGCAGATACAGAGTTTGTAATAAAGTATGATGAGCATCATGAACCACATTTTATAACAGAAGGTACAGTAACTCCTGTATCTATTTTAACTTGGCAAGAATGCCTTACGCTGATGGCCACACCAGCATGGTCAGAAGAAGAACCTGTAGAATAATGCATCAAAACATATTAGCTATATTATACTATATCACAGGCTTTTTTACAGCATTTTGTTTTATATTTACAACTCAAGAGGTGCACCTAAAATCTATGGGTGTACTTATGACTATCTATTACACATGGATGGTTTATGAACAGACCAATAGATGAAGAAAAACATAAAGAAGGGCTACTGCCCGAACTGCATTGAGTTTACGATGCAGAACAAAAAAAAATGCATGAAATGCGGATATCAAATAAAAAGAGATTACACATTCAGATCTATATAGCGATAGTTATACTTGTGTGCTCATGCAGCCCTAAGACTAGGTTTACTAGGCTCATAGATAAACATCCATACCTTTTAACGACAGACACGGTTGTTATTCATGACACCGTAGAGGTTTTGGTTCCAAGTGTAGAGGTGGATACAGTTGTTGAGTTTAGTGAGCTTTATGACACTGTGTTTTTAGAGAAGGAGCAGCTTGAGGTTAAGGTTTATGTGGACAGGGAGAAGAAGGTGTATATAGAGGGTAAGTGCGACACTATAACTGTAGAGAAGTTTGTGGAGAGGAAGATTCCTGTAAAGTACTACGAGCGTAATTACTGGTATAATAAACCTTTATGGATTATTCTATTTATTTTATTAACTTTGTTTCTAGTATATACCACGTACAGATTAATAAAGAAATACACGGAATGAAAACATATATATCAATAGCAGCTGCATCTATCATAGCTGTATTGTCACCAGTAGCTCCTATGATCTATATAGCCCTATTTGCTATCTTTCTAGATACCTGCTTTGGTGTCTGGAGGAGTGTAAAGAAGAATGGGTGGATATCATTCAAGAGCAGAAGACTTTCAGCAACCCTTAGTAAATCTCTACTTTATTCCTTAGCTATAATATTGACCTTCTTGGTCGAGAAGTTTATAGCAGGAGACCTTATAGCTCACTTCATAGCCATAGAGCTTGTGATGACAAAAATAATTGCCTTCTTCTGTGTAGTAGTTGAGGTTAAATCAATAAACGAGTCTGTAGAAGATGTTACTGGAAAGAATATGTTACAATGCTTGAGGCAATTCATAACAAGAGCTAAGAACGAAGCTAAAGACTTATCAAGATAATGGGGTAATATTAGTTATATCTATAGCTTATATAGCTTCTTCAATAATAATTAGAATATGGCAAAGATAGTAACCTGCCCAAAATGTAAAACAAAGTACGATATATCAATAGATCCTGTATGTCCAAATCCAGAGTCAAAGTATCTATGGATCTTCGACAACGGTCACGGAGGTATGATTAACGGTGTGTATCAGACACCTGGAAAGAGGTCTCCAGTATGGCCTGATGGTTCTCAGTTATTTGAGGGAGAGTTTAATAGGTCTATCGTAAGTAGATTGGTCGACCTATGTAAGTCAAACAATATAGATCACGTAAACCTTGTAGACACGCAGGAGGATGTAAGTCTGTCAGACAGGGTGTCAAAGGCTAACAGTATAGCTAAGTCTTCTGAAAAACCTTGCATATATGTAAGCATACATGCTAATGGGTTTGACAAGGAGTCTGCCAATGGATGGTCTGTATACACGTCTATTGGAGAGACTAAGTCAGATGGTATAGCTACCATACTTTTCGATAAGGCAATGAAAGAATTTCCAGGCGAGTATATGAGAAAGGACACATACTCAGACGGTGATGTAGATAAGGAGGCTAACTTTTATGTTCTTATACATACCAGCATGCCTGCTATACTGTCGGAGAACTTCTTTATGACAAACTACGACAACTGTCACAAGTATTTGATGACTGAGGACGGTAGAGATAGGATCGCTAAGATTCATTTTGAAATGATACAACAGGTAGAGAATGGCGAATAATACAAACACACTTAGGAAGCCTAAGAAGAAGAGGACAGGCATACACAGTAAGAATAACTCTAGGTTGAAGAGTTCTGTGAACTATAAGAAGCCTTACAAGGGCCAAGGAAAATAAATTTATTATATTTGTATAAATAATAAGACATGGCAAAGATAGATTCATATTCAACTGCGACACCAGCACTGGCTGACTTACTGCTAGGTACCGACTCTGATTCGGCAAACTCTACAAAGAACTTTACCGTAGAGTCGTTGAAGGATTTTATTATAACATCCTCGGCACCAGCATCTGCAAGTTCTACAGGAACTGCTGGACAGTTGGCATATGACTCTGACTATATCTATGTATGTGTGGCTACAGATACATGGAAGAGGGTTGCCATAGCTACTTGGTAAATAAAATTTAATGAAAAAATTAGAGAAAGAGGAGCTCGACAAGTTGGTTGAGCTTAACAAGAATTACAGGGATCTCAAGTTTCAGATAGCTGACATAGAGATGACCTTCGAGAGATTAAAAAATCAAAAGATTACTACGCTTGCAAACCTAGAGATGGGTGCACATGATCTTTCCTCATACCAGGATGAGATACAGAAGAAGTATGGCGATGTGAATATAAACCTTCACACTGGTGAATATAATTAGAAAGATATCTATAGGGCCAGACTACACAAAGGGTATGCATTATGTTGTCGGTCAGGAGGTTCTTAATAGGAGCTATGTTATAGAGTCAATAATCAAGAACGATCATTCTGTATGTATATGGATAAAAAAGGATGACGAGATTGTCATGTGGAAGGAGTTCTTGAACACACTCCCTATGTCTTTAGAGTTTAAAATAGATTTCTAGTGAAGTCTCCATATTGCTTTATAGTTGAACCTGTATCTGGACGTAGATATGACAATATACGTGTATACGATGGCAACTCATTTATAATAAGTTCGTCACAGGAGGATCACACGGTATCAAACAGGCTTGCAAAGGTTGTATCGGTACCTACATATTACTCTGGACCTGTTAGAGAGGGAGATATAGTTATCGTTCATCACAACGTATTTAGGTATTACTACGACATAAAAGGCAAGCAGAAGAGTAGCTGGCATTATGTGATGGACAATGTGTTCATAGTTGAGCCTGATCAGGTGTATCTTTACATGAGGGACGGTAAGTGGAACGCACCTTCTCCGTTCTGTTTCGTTAGACCTATAGAGTCTGAGGATCATATGTTCACACAGGTAGGTTCACTGGAGCAACTTTGGGGTGAATTGGTATTTAAGAATAATGATATAGATTACGTATCTTGTGGAGACATTATATCATTCACTCCTGATAGTGAGTATGAGTTTAGGATAGGTGATGAGATACTATATAGAATGTACAACAGAAACATATGTCTAAAAAGGTAGAAATATTAGAGGCCGCTAAGTTGGCGATTGATGAGCTTATAAAGGTTTTAAAGGAGCCAATAATAACTCATGCCGAGGACGATATAACGGCTGATAAGATGAAGAACGCTGCATCTGCCAAGAAGCTGGCATTCGACGATGCTTTGGCTATGCTTCATAAGATAGAGGACGAAGAGAATACTAAGGAAGAGGTAAAAGAGATAGATGCTGGCAAGCAGGGTTTCGCTGAAGGTAGAGCTAGGAATGGAAAATAATCTATATAAAATATCGAATGATCATATAAGTAAGAACGCATTAAATGCAAGAAACAGGGCAAAGAAATGGATCTACGGTTATGACAAGGATTACGATCTTATTGTAATATCAAAGGACGGAACTATAGGCGACATATATGACATAAATGGTCTAAAGATAGCCATACCAAAGGCACCAAAAGATATAGATACAGAGAACGATAGATGGGTTCCTCATGAATACCCTAGAGAGCTTTCAAAGGTTAGAACGATATTTGATTGGAACAGGAAGGATAATAAGTTTAAGTCAAAGTATGTGGACTACATAGAGGGAGAGTTTGACAAGAGGGATTACGGGCACTGGTTTAATAATAATGGCAGGCCTACATATATGACAGGAACACACTACATGTACCTGCAATGGACAAAGATAGATGTGGGGCAGCCAGACTTTAGGGAGTCCAACAGGATATTCTTTATATACTGGGAGGCATGCAAGGCAGACAGGAGATGTTTTGGTATGTGCTACCTAAAGAACAGGCGTTCTGGTTTTTCTTTCATGTCCTCTTCTGAGGCTACAAATACAGGTACGATAGTTAGGGATTCAAGGATTGGGATACTGTCAAAGACAGGATCTGATGCCAAGAAGATGTTTACGGACAAGGTGGTTCCTATCGTTAGGAACTACCCGTTTTTCTTCAAGCCCATACAGGACGGTATGGACAATCCTAAGACTGAGCTTGCGTTTAGGGTTCCTGCCAGCAAGATCACCAGGAGAAATATGGATGAGGAGAAGGATGACGATATAGATGGACTTGACACCACTATAGACTGGAAGAATACATCTGACAACAGCTATGACGGTGAGAAGCTTCTTCTTCTTGTGCATGACGAGAGTGGTAAGTGGGAGAAGCCTGAAAATATTTTAAACAACTGGAGGGTTACAAAGACATGCCTTAGGTTGGGTAGTAAGATTATAGGTAAGTGCATGATGGGATCTACATCAAACGCACTATCAAAGGGTGGCGGTAACTTTAAGAAGCTATATATGGATAGCGACCCAAATGTTCGGTCTGCAAATGGACAGACGAAGAGT